GAGCCTCGCCCATCGCCTTCGATACATGGAGTTGATCCACCCAGGTATTAAACGCTTCCCCGGCTTTAAGAACAACCTCCCCACTTTTCCCGGAAGGAGTTTTTAAGGCTTGAAAAAATTTGCGAAGTACTTCAAGCGCTCGTCTAAAGTAAATCCCGAGAGCTGTTCCTTTTCCGATGTCTTTGTCATGGGCATATCTGGAGAACTGTTCTGCAAAGAATTCGCTGAATTGAAGATAATACGCCTCCGCCTTGCGATTTGATTCAGCAATTTCATTTTCATCTGGTAGAATCCTTGTAGTTGTCGGTTCTCCTTTAGCATTCATTCCAACTTCGGTTCTTGTCTCCCTGCCCATTGCATGGATAAGCTCCAATGCACTCAGTTGGTTTAAGGGGGTACTGGAAAGGTGGGAAGTTCCAAAGAGTTTATCTTCACGCAGCAAGACCTCGTTCGCATACGAATATAAGTCCCGCGCCTGTTTCTTCATCAAATCCTTGCCCAACTTCCACGGCCCGACCCAGTTTTCAATAAGTTCATCGGCTTTCATTTCATTCGCAAGAATTCTTCGTTTCCGCTCTTGATAATCCCGAACGACAGCCGCCTCTGCTTGCGGCATTTCCGCAAGTTGGTTTTCCGTATAAATTTTTCCAGAATCCAGCTTCCCAACAATCCCGATAAACTGCTCCGGCATCGCATTATCGAAGTGAGCAAGTCCCAGGGCATGTCCGAATTCATGAGTCAAGGCCCCGAACGTCTGTTGTTGCGTAAAGGTATTATAACCCTGCCCATCGAATCCGGAAGGACTAAGCATAACCCCTTCATTCGTAAAGCGTTCCGAAATTTCTGTCCTTACTAATTCCCGTGGAGAGATCACATGAATGCCACTCGGTGTTTGCTGGTATCCTCCGACCGCAGAGCCTTTTAAACCACTCAGATTTAATATGATTCGCTCTTTCGGTCCGAGGAATCTTTTTGCCCAAGCATCTACAGTTTGCCCGAGTGCTTGTGTATAGGCAGGGGAGAATTGCTCGTTAAACCCCCCTACAATCGCAACCGATCCAGGCGCCAACTTCGCTTGCTTAAGATTCAATCCTACTTGCGCGGGGACCGAACTCCAGGTTATGGGTTTTTCCGTCATAGGGGTAATCTCGGGAAAAGCTTCCAGGGCCCGTCTCCGCGCAACAATCGCAGAAATTCCAGCATCTAGATCCTTCTGCATATGATCTTGCACTGCGGTTTGCCATTCCCCTGGACTTTTATAAAGTGGGTCAAGCATCAACTCATCCAACCCTACGACATCTTCCACAGCCTCCGGATCAGGCAAGATACTTTCAACCCCAGTCTCCATTCTATGCTGTTGCTTTCGTGCTTCCAACAGTTCTTCCGGCGTAATCTCAGGCACAGGTTCGTTCAAGATTGGTTCAAGCGTTTCTTTTACCATCTCGGGCTGTAAGCTTTCTTCCATATCCATATGGACTTGTTGTTCCGCCTCCGTTTGGGTTTTTGTCAAGTCAACAAGTTTCGCCGTTTCTTTTTGCTGCATTGCCGACAGCGCCGCACCTTGAATTCCCCCGACAGCCAGTCCGGCAAAACCTTCCAAAACCGCTTCCAGTTTCGAGGCCTCGCCATCCGCAGCCAATTTCCCTAAGTACGCCCCTGTACCCTCCCCAAGTCCTTCCAGTCCAACAACCGCTGTACCTCTTGTAAGCCTTTGGCCCAGGCTTGTTGTTGCAGAAAACGCGCGGGTCTGTGCCATTCTGACTTCATTAACCAATTGGGGGTTTTTCAGAATATCTTTTAATTCCAGTCCGTTTTCTCTACCGAGCCGCGCAACTGTTTGCCGTGTTGCGGATTCAACCGCCCTTCGGGTCGCCCCTAGAATAAAATGAGAGAGTCCTAAGGTGGCTACATCCACAGCAGTAATAACTCCGCCTTCAACCGCGCCTTTTTTCAGCACATCTTTTTGTTGTTCCGGAGAGAACTCTTTTGCCTGATCCTCTAACGCCCGGAAACCGGCGGAAAGCGCTACATTGCCCCCGAATAGGCCAGTAATCCCCCCAGGTAAACCACCAACAGCAAAGCCAGCTGCGCCTGTCGCTAATGGAACAAGCCCGTTTGGCAGTTGTTCGATAAGAAAATGCATTCCGCCTTCGGGATTTTGTTGAAGCGCCCCAAAGACATCCTTCGCCGCCTGTGTCCAAGTTTTATCTTCTTCTTCCAGCCCGGCTTGTCTTTTCTGGATTTCATTATAAAAGCTTTCAAGTTCCGGAGTTCGCAAAACATCTTGCTGCTCTTCCCGCAAGGAAAGGACTTTTTCTTCATCCCCACGAACAGTCGCACCAAAAGCCTGAACCGCCCTTCCGGTAGACTCCATTCCCCCTTTTAAAGAATCCAGCATTCCTTGCGGCCTTTCCGAATCTTTCACCTCGCCTTTTTCTAAAGCTCCGGCGACGGCATCAAGTTTTTTTGGGAATTCCGTATCGGAAAGTACAGCCTCTTGGGTTCTTTTCACTACCCCAAGTTTCGGAGTAACTTCCTCCCCGCCGAGCAAATCTTTCCGAGTCTTCGCTACAAAATCCTGCCGTACCGGAACTCCGGGAACCAGCGGACTTGCCTGTTCCGCCTGCCTTGTCGAATAGTCTTCCGCCATTTGACCGATACTCGCGGGCTTTTCGTCCTCCGGCCCCATCCCCAGTACCCTGGCAATCGGGTGGCTTCTCACGAACTTCTCCGCAAGCGAAGAAACCCCAGTCTTTGGGGTTTCAACAAGGTGCGTATAATCAAAAGCTTTCGGCGTCTCTATATGATCCGCAAGCCGGAATTCTTTCGAGACTTCGACATGATCTTCAAGTCGAAATGGTTTTACTGGTTGTGCCATAAAAACTCCCTTATGGTTTATAGCCTGGCTTCAATTTAACTCTTTCTCCGCGCAACACAAACCACCCTTCTGCATCGGCTTTTTTCGCAGCGGCTCTAAATTCCTCTTCAGTTACCGGCCCACTGGCGGAAGTATCTCCAACTTCCCCATTTAAACCAAGCATCTTGGCCAGTTTCTCTTCCGCCTTTTTAATATTTTCCGGGGAAGCTCCCGAATCAATTAATTTACTCAGCGCCGTTACTTGGGTATTCATTGAAACCAGGTCTTCTTTCGAAGCTTTCGCCCCATGTGCCAGTACAAGTGATGCCAATTCCTGGTCAGTAGCTTCCGGATATTTTCTTCTAAACAAGTTTTCCAGTACCATTTCGCGTGCAGGGCTGCCTTCCCCTGCTGGCCTATTTGCTTTATTAGCCAGTGCGTAGTTTCTCGCCCGCTGAGAAGCCGCCGTCTCCAGACTGCTTTTCAGCAACTGCGGCGCACTTTCTACCTGAAACTCCGCAGCACCCGCTTTCGCCAATTTTTCCCTTTTCGTCAGCGGCAATAATTCCTCTTCCCTAGCTGTCTTTTTCTTGAGATCCTCTGTCCTTGCGCTCTCCCCTTCGATCTGGGATTCCGCAAGGCGACCAGCCCGCTCTTCTTGTGATTGAGCTAGAGCTGTTTTAGCTTGTTGCGCCCTTCCAAATTGGTGAGCGAGCAACCCATTCTGTATCGCCCTTCCAACTATACTCCCCGTATTTTCTCCCATTTGCTGAGGCCCTGCAATTAAATGCGCCCCTACGGTCAGCATAGTATTCCTAAGAACTGGGTCGGTTTTTAACTGTTCCATAAACCCCTGCCAGCCCTTAGCTCTCGCCTGCAAATCAGCCTCGTCTTTCGGCGGGGATTGATCCAAGCCAGTACTCTCTTGCAAAGGGTTAATTACTTGCGACATTTGCGGAGGTTGTACTGGAGGCAACTTCCCGGTTTGATTCAGTATTTCCATGAAATTAGGCATCACGACCTCCTAGGGGCATTCTCAGTTGCTGCGCATTCTGGGCTTGTCCGCCTGGCTGCATAAAATTACTAAACTGAGGAGCAGGCCTGTTGGGCGTTGCCATAGGGGGGAATTGTGGAGGTGAGGCAAACTGTGCCATTTGGTGTGCGATCAGCATAGATTGCTCTGGCGACATGTTGTCCATCTTACTTATCAATTGTTGCAAGCTGGTATTCGCCCCCGCACCGAGAGAGGTTCCTAAGCCAAATTCGTTCAAAGAACCTTTCCCTAAAGCGGTGCCAGCACCCCCAAGGTAATTTTGCGCACCCGGGCCAAAGCTACCCGCCGACGCTGCACCGGAAGCCCCAGAGGCCGCGCCCCCCGCCATTCTTGAAGCTCCAGAGGCCAAACCCCGAACACCGTTAAGTATTGCACTAAACATTTTTAGTCTCCTTTTAAACAAGTCCCATCACTAATCCCAGAAGAGCTCCAGCAGCCGCGCCCGTCCCCCCACCTACGCTAGCCCCCATCATAGCCCCACCTGCCGCCGAAGTCAGTGGGTTCCTTCCTTGCTTCGCAGTCTGTGTCGAACTTCCCCCCAGGCCAGCCCCGGGGGTAATAATACTAGCATACTGCCCCAAGCGTTCTTGTGCGTACGTTTGCGGTTCTCTCAAGAGTTGCTGATATTGATCGTAACCAATATCTTGGAAATTCATAGCTTGCCCATACAAATCTGAGGCCTTCAACCTATTTTGTAGAATAGCCTGTTGGTTCGTCATCCCTTGCTGGTTTTCTTGCAGAGTCAAATTTGCGTTAAATTGTCCGGCGCCCAAAGCCCTTTCTGCATTTGCTTGTGCAATCGCGGCTTCTAGTTGATTCTGCTGAAATCCCATATTCGCATTAAATTGCTGTGCGGTCAGATCCCTTCCGGCATTCATTTCAGCTATCTCGGAAGCCTGGCGGTTCAGATCAGTAGCAACCCCGGTCTTTCTATTCTGAGCATTCTCGAAGGCCTGTGCGTACATTGGCGCGATTGCCGTCGCGAGATCTTGGTTTAAACGAGATGCAGCTAAACCTTCCGCAACCCCTTGCCGACTCGATCCATACTGACCCGCACCTAGAGCCTGACTGCGAATCGCCGGGAGTATGTTTTCCAGCGCGTTCCGAGTCACGTTAGCTCGAATAGTCTCTGCAACCGGATCTAGGTACTGTTGATTAACTTGCCCCGTCAACAGATCGGCAAGGGCACTTGTCGGGTCAATAGCCCCTTGTGTAGCTCGTGCCGCCGTTGGATCTACCGTTTGACTTGTAATATCCCCAGGTTTTGCCCCTACAGCAACCATACCGGCATTCACGGGCCGCGCCTTATTTAACGTGGCATCGTAACGCCCGGATACTGTATCGTACGCTGTAAGTTTCATTAAATCCGCCCCTTCCATCCTTCCTGGAAAAAGACTTTTCTGATACTCATTTACAGCCTGCATATCTGGGGTATACCCACCCCCTTGATACAGTTTAGAAGCATCTGCAAAAACATTCTTTATGTAAGGAACCGACTCTTTCCAGGGTTCCGAAGTTGTTGTCTGTTTACCTCCGCCGCCTTTTCCGCCGCTCATAGTAACTCCTTGTGCATTATAACCGAACTTTCATACCAGTTTAAATTTTTTAACGTTTTCACCCAGCCACGCCGCCCTTGCATAGATAAATACCTACAACCATGCGCCGCCCCAAAAACCCTTAAGACGCGTTCTAACTCAAAGAGCCATTTTTCCATGTCGGTTCCTTCGAGGGCAACTATGTGCAGCACGTGCGCTGTGTCAAAATTCTCGATTTGAGTAATAACTACCGCAAGTAATTTTTCAGTCTGTTTAACAAGCCATAACTGCATTTCGTTTTCTAGTATGTAATTTTTTATTGAAGTCGAAGACGCAAGCGAGTTTCCGTTAACGAGCGCCCGTTCAACCCTACTAATAATACTAGGCCACAGCGCATCTACCTCCGTACTGGATATGCCCTCTACCTGAATTTTATCCAAGTTTTTTCCAGGAGGCCGCATAATACATATAAGCCCCTTCGCCTGTTCCTGGGTTCCAAGAAGTTCCATCAGCATACCTCACCATTCCGTCATACGGTTTCTCTGGTGCCACATACGTCTTAGGCAAATGCCCCTCAGATAAAAGCGCAAGTGAGGCTTCAATTTTAAATAGGCAAGTCTCTACCCACTCGGCAAAAGCCTCTGGATTACTTGGCCTTCTTGTGAATCTTACAGCCGCTGACTTCTCTACCATTGCCCAACCTCCTCAACTTCAATCTGAAAAGAATCCAAGCGAAACTTATACGAGTCACTATTTTCAAATTTTACCGCAATATACCGCCCGGACACAAGAAAAAATGCCTTTTGCGTTGAGCCTATTATGAAAGGTTTTGTCGACCACGTGGGTTCCTCATTCAAATCCGAATGCGAGCCAACCGAGATATTCACAGTCGAGCCCGTCATTCCTTTAATAACCGGCTGAATACTCTTAACAAACTTAATCGTGGAGGTATCCCCAAAGGACAAACCCCTTCGCTCCAGCGAGGCCGTAGGGATTGCTCCGTCAAAGCTATAAGCCCCATCTAGCATTTGGATTTTCGTATCTGACGTGCCCATCATAACTTTACTTGACCAAGGCACTGCTCCCGGGCCGCCCCAAAGTGTATCATCAACCCCCCAGGGATCTGCATCCGCCTCCCATGTATCCGCGTAATCCGCCGCAATTTGGCCCACTGCGGCATGTAATACATTCGGCAACTCTCGTATAGTTACGGTCTGTTCCATGTAGTTCCATACCACCGCCCTATTACAGTACGTCGCCCCTATACCTGGATAGCAAATATAAACTTCATTAAAGAAAGGATTTTTAAATACAAAACACTTTGAAATGCTCGTACTATCCATATTCAAGAAAAGCCAGCGCCGCATCTGCTTATCTAAAATTGACTTGAATTGATGGCCATCGTGGACTATGATATCCGAGGAGGTCAAAACGACATGCTGACCCAGTACCTCAACGATACAATTTCGGTTTAAGGCTCCTGAATCCCCCAGAACTTTGGAAAAATTAAAAATCAAATTTCCGCCAACCAAGTCCATTCGATGAATAGAATTCTCCCGATAAATCATGAAAAAATCGCGAAGAGGCAAACCGTCGATAATCTGCCCGAACCCATCCCCGAGGTCATAACGCCCTGCCTCTACTGTAGGATCGGTATAGTCCCAAGAAGTAGGGACAGCTCCAGGATCAGCGGGATTACTCCACCTGACCATAAATGGGTAATTGGTTCCGCTCGCTGTAATATTCATCGCGACTAGGAAATTTCCAAAGGCCCTTAAGGATTTTGCATAGGTATTTGCTGGCCAGTTACTCAAAGCGGTAAAATTATTCGCTGTGTTTAAATCCCACTGCTGCGGAGGGTCTGTTGTGTTGCCGGGGTTTAGTATCGGAAGGCCGCTTAAAAGAGAACTCGTCCAACTGTTGTCAGTAGCAGCGTAATTTACATCGACGCCGGCAGTCTGTCTAGTTAGGTTTGTATGCACAGAGGCTCCGGCGGTGTTCGTAACACAATAAATTTTTTCCTTACTGGCGTAGATCCAATAAGGAACAGTACTTATTGTCAACGGAAGCATGTGGTGGGGTACAACAGCTGCGTTTTCATAATACTCCGAATAACCCGCCGTCTGGTGGGCAACCCCATCCAGGAACCTAATATTAAGCGCATCCGACCAAGCCTCGATTGCCAATTCGTGCTCGGACAAATCCTTATTAAGTCCTACTTTTCCCGCAGTTCGTACAGGAACAATAGCCATTTTATTTTCCTAAAACTTCGTCAAGTATGCGTTGTTCGACGGCGCAAAGACCTTCTTCCGGATAAGCTGGTTGTTTTGCTCGAATTTTCTCAACAAGCTTTTTCCGTGTTTCTTCGTGAGCTTCTGAACAAACTACTTCATTTAACTGGCGAAGTGTTTTAAATATTAAAAGAATTTCAGTAGAACACGCCGTTAAAAAAACAGTAAATGTAAAAATTACTAGATATTGTTTCATAAAAATCTCCCAAAAAATTACGGTTTTAAATGCAGCCACGAAGCAAGACTCAAGGCAACCGCCCCTACGACGAGGAAAAGCTTTTGAATTAAACTTTTCCCAACCTCCTGGTAGATATGAGCAGTCATTTTTGTTACAGCTTTTTCCGCTGCAGCCTCTGTTATGCGTTCCAAGTCGGCCTCGGTTAGACACTTATGCCCAAAAAAACAAATACTCATAACAATTTCCCCTTTTTTGTAGTTAATACCCAATCTGAATAAACATCTGATCCAATTGTTCGCTTGTAATACCCATTGCGGTTGCTGCTGCAATCAGCGTCGGATTGCTACGCTCCCAAACCTCCGCGCGCAGCAGCGTCTCTTGCTCAAGTAATGTACGGGCTGGCGAATCCCGATAAGCTTTATAAGCCGCACCAAGTCCCATGCTGTCTAGCAGTATAATAGCGGCCAATGGCTTTACGAATTGCGGAACAGGAACTTGTTTCGGATACTCCGGCAATTCAGAAAACACCCCTGCAACATAACTCAGGCGTTTCCCGACAAGCTCACTCGGAATCGTCACGTCTTGCACAAGCGTTAACCCAGGAGGATAAATCGCGCCCGTTGACAGGTGGTATCCGCCGCCTCCTTGCACTGTAATCTGCTCATCTATCGCAGCGACTTCGTTTGTTGCCGTAACTAAAATATCCATGGTTAAGCCTCCGCGTGTCTAAATGTATACAAACTTGCATTGCGTCCGAACTTGGTATCCGGATTGACCAGTGTTATAGGTAACTGCCGTTGGTTCGGCGCGAGCAATCCGTTATATGGCGAGCTGATTGTTAAATAATTGGTCTTGCCGAGTTTGTAGCCACCGCCAGACCACACAACCAAATTCTGCGCTATTGGATCGTTGCTCGAATTGTTGCGCAAAGCTCCGACAAATACCCCCGATGGCATGTTTGCGTACTGGTTCAACGTCATCGTGCTAGTATTTAGGTCGAATTCGGCCAGCGTATTAATTGTCCGATCCGAGTTAACTGTGAAATACTGCATCCGGCCACTGTATTGGGAAGTCGTACCGTTTATCTGATTCGCATATTTCAGAAATACCCCAGACCCGCAATAATTCTGCTGATCTGATATACTTACATTGTAGCTATAACCGTTAATTGAGCCGCTTACTGCATTCCCTCCTTCGGTCGAGAAAGTGAACACATTTGCCGCAGTAGTAAACACTCGGGACTTATCGTGTCCAGTTGATGAATTCCAAGTGACGGACCTCCAAGTAACATACCCGCGCCCGTTATCATCGATGCCAGCGATTAAAGAAGCGTATGCAGCGATTGTGGAATCTGCGGTTACGCTGGTTGCAGCGCCCACAGTAACAGTAGTACCAGAGACAGTAACGTTCTCAATATATTTCGCTGTACCTGCACCATTCGTATATCCGACATAATTTGCTCGATTAGGTGAACCAACGACCGAGAATGTTAAGCTGGATGCAGCAACATTACTATTCGCCACGGAACCGAATGTTGGTGTCGCAGAGGCCGCAAATGTTACAACAACATAGCTACCAAGATGCCCATTACGATAGAATGGGAGCATTAACTTATCTGAGCCGATCTCAAAGTATGTATCCAGTTGGGTTAGGTTATCAGTTCTGTACCCGGTCGGACTGCCAGCATTAGCTGACCACGATAGTGTCGTACCGGAAGTGCGGGTTAGACTATGGAAAATCGCATCATAGTAAGATCCGCCGTAGTTTCGGCGAGCAAACACGCCAACCGTGGTTGAATTGATCTTTTTGCCAAATATGTATGTGGGTATATAGGTATACGATGCCGTATTTGCTTCAGCGCCGACAGTTACAGTAGTCCCAGAAGCGCCGCAGTCAACGCATTTTGCGCGCATCAATGTTGCGCTACTATCGGTTGCAACAGCTGTTAGATACTGGTTATCGATTGAAATTAGCTTCCGGAACGTACCACCGGTGAATGTTAGTGTTGCTGATGCGCCGACAGTAATGGTTGCGGCAGTCGCTATATCAACACAAACTACAGACGAGTCATTCAGCCTGAGCGCTACCCGGTTGCTCGTGCCAACAAGTGCAACACCGTCGCTCGTATCGATCGTTGTCGCTGCGGCCTTTAGTACCAGCTCATTACTAACCGTTGGAGCAACACCAGCGCCGTTATATGTTACCAGTCGAACGGCAGGATAAATGCTTGTGGGTGTGTAGTAAGTTATGAACGCCCGAGTAGCATCGAGATTGACCCACCACACATAGCCGTTAGATGTACTCAGATTCAACGCAGTCTCGGTATCAATAAACCACGGATCAAGATTTCCTGAATGCCTCCAAGTACCGCCAGCGTCTGCTTGCCCAGTCAAATGAAAAGTTACTACGTCGCCGGGCAGGACTTGACCAAGCACTTTGTCGAGACCATTAAGAATTCCAACTGGATACTGACCGCGTGAGTTATCGAACGTGACGATGTTGTGCCCGAGCGTTAGCGTGGTTGCGGCTGCCATTTTGATGGTCTGACCGTACGCGCTCATATTGAGCACCTGGATGGCTTTGCTAGATGATGTTAATACTGCGGAGGCTGTGCGGGTTTCTACACCTGTCCCGCCACTCGCTCCCCACGAAGCTACCCCATTTAGGGAATTAAGTACCCTAGTTACCCCATCTGATATTTGTGCTGGAAGCGCCGTGGCGAACGCCAACTGATCGACATAGTTCTTCGTGATAGAGATCAATCGGCAGTTTGTACCATTATAGACAACTACATACCAGCCATCCGTTACAATATCATTTGCGACAAGTGCTGCCCCCGAAACACTTTTTAAATCCAGGGCCGCTAGTGAATTGACCTTTAGTGTCACGGCCCCGGTATTCGTATGCGTCGCTTTGAAAAGAATCAAAGACGAAGTAGTGTAGGCTGCAGGTGCAGGGGTTATTGTAAGAACATAATCATTAACAGTCGCTCCCGCTGCCTCTGCCCCTGTTAGCAAGACATGCCCAGGAAATCCAGCCAAGGCATTCTTCAAAGCGGTCTTAATCAACCTTAAGTGATCGTCACCTTGGTGTTTCGCATCGCTGTTTGTAGGGTTAGTAACTACTAAATCATTAACGTAAGAACCGGTCTCAAGTGCCATTAATCTTCTCCCATTCCATACTTTCTATTTGTGTGCAGACTTGCCTCGTGTACGACAAAAAGTCTACTACGTGCCTCTTCCGCATCCAGTCTAAAGCGTTCTTCCCCTGCTACGTCCCTAGTATGATATTTACAAATCCTAGCCCCGACTTCGGCTATAATAAGATCCGTTGCGTGAGTTAACCAAAGATTAGTATCTCCATCGGCAGACACCGTAGAATCTTTTTTATAATACCTAAATCTTAAATTATAAACAGCGTCTGGCGTAGGGCCTATAATAAACCCCGTAGCTCCAGTTGTGTAGTAAACCGGAGAACCGCTTTCGTCATTCTTCTCTTGAATATAATCATAAGACTTCTTAATCAATTTCTTCCAAGACAAGTCTGTGGCTTGGTGCCACAACATACTACCTTCAATCTCACCAAGATAGTCCGCCGGATAATCTACATCCATATCTCCGTTTACGGTAACTAGGGTTGTGAGCGGACTTTCCAAAAACCAAGGTTTGAAACTTCCTGCCCGCTCTAAATGCGTTGTCTGAACGAGATTCAATTCGGAAACTATTTGCGAAGCTAGATCATCGCGATTCCCGCATCGCTGCATCAAAAGCGTTTTTAATTCGCCTAGTGTCATTATGCCCCCTCTTCTTCCCCGTCGGCAGGTAAAAAGTGCCCTACATGGTCATGTGTAAACTGGAAATTGCCTATATGGGCGCATTCGTTACTGATTGAATGGTCTATATAAATAGGACAACCTTCCTTTTCTAGAGCCTCGCAAATCCCCCAGTCTTCCCCGCGATACGTGCCGGTCTCTTCCACATAAGTCATCGCGAAAGCATTAAAAGGAATTTGGGTATAGGCTCGTTTTGACATTAACATAATTCCTGTACCAATCCGCCAAACCCGTTCTAAGCCTTTTGAATTCCAATCTGTATAAACCGGCTGGCCTTTTGGATCTTTCGGATCAAAGGCCCTTGCTGTCGGCATTGACGGTAATGTCTTTACTGCACAATTCGCGGCCACAACATCTTTATTGTGCGACAACAACTTGTTTAACAAGTCCGGGGGAAATGTATGATCGGAATCCAGCCAGAGGATGTGAGTAGCATCTATGGCAATAGCGTCACGAAGTCCCGCAACTCGCAGATTTGGTAGAATTGAACCTCTTTTATTGACGACACGAATCGACTGAGAATAACAACCAGGGACTTGTGTATTCTGAAAATATCCCATAAGGCCGATCAAGCTCATAGCAAATTCCGCATGCCAAGTTGTCATGGAAGGCACAATTACCAGAACGTCTAATTGCTTTTCCTTAATCATCCTCGCTTAACTCCTCAAATTCGCCCTTTGAATCAATCTCGCACTCAAAAGGGGAGAGGGTAAGGCAGCTACGGTCTTTTTCAAGTCGGATGGACTCTATTGTTCCGGTAACCAAAACAGTTACCTTTTTTCCTACTTTTAACCCATTGACATCCGAAGGGTCTTCGAAATCAAGATACAAACTCGGGATATATTCCCCCGGCTCTACTTGCAGATTCTTTCCTTTTGTTTTTGCCATGCTGAATTCTCCGATAATCCACGGGATTAATGTTTTATTAATCCCATGAATTATTCAAAAATTAACTCGCTACTAACGGGAACGTATACCAGGTCGTAGCATCTGCCGCCTCAAGTATAACCGAAGTGCTGGCGGCCATACTGTAAGAACCATTTACGGCAACGGCATTAATACCATCTCCAGTCGCTGGCCACACTTTCAAGGCAAAACCCGTCACATTCTTAATCCGTACCTGCTTTCCGGCAGCTGCTACGGGCAAAATAACGCCTTTTGTGCCATCGGCGCCAGTTACCACGTTCAACCCGTTGGAAAGCGCCGCAGCATCCCCTTGTACAGAACCTGTCGGAGTAACCGCTGAAACCGTACCGACGCCATGCAAAGTGCCAATCGCCTGTATCGCCGAAATCTCTGAAGCCGCGATATCAAGATTCTTGGCAATACTTTCTGTTGAGGGATTACCCGCAGCAGAACCTGTTCTAATTTCTGAAGCCATTTTTTAACCCTCCGATTAAACTACAAAGTTACTTAACCACGCCATCGTTTTCAGATGACGAATCTCGAAACCCTCTTCCGTAATCCACTGACCTTTAATCTCGTCAGCATCCGGAGCCTGGATATTCTCCTGCGAAGTTGTCTCGCGGAAAGGCCGAGCCACTAAGCAAGTCGGATCAATAATCAGCATCTCGTTAGTGAAACGGGTGTGAGTATTGAAGAGCGGGTGTGACTTCACGTACAAAGTGCCCTGCGGGAGAATCCACTTCTGCAATTCCATGCCGTAGAGCTTAATCGTACCATCAAAATTCACACGAGTGCGGCTTTGTGTCGCGGCCAAACGGTTAAGCGAATTTAAAGCCCCATTCCCTGCCAGCACAATCCGCTCGTTCCCCGCACCACTATCATAATTAAACACCTTATAAACCGCATCCGTGAAGGTGGTTTCTGTCGGGGTTGTCGCAAAGACCGTAATCATGTCTGACGCATACTGACTCATCATGTACAGCAAACCGCCGGTGAATCGCAGTGGTTTTCCGTTTGCACCGGTAGTTTCGTAACGCTTTCCGAAAATTGCCGCCATTTCCAGAGCAACAGAGTGATCAAACATCTTCCGCTTTTTATCATTCTTCAACGGATCCCCTGTTCTGAGGCGGGTCTTTTTCGCGGTGTTTGTTAAATTGTAAGCTGTCTTAAAGATCTGGCAGTAGTTATACAATTTAGAAGGATTGCGAGATGCTGCGCTTGGAGCTCCCGAACCTTCCTCAAACACGTTGGAGATTTTGGTTAACTTTGCGCCAACCGCAATCGTGTCCGGCGTAGTGCCAGCTTGACCGCGCTTAAAGATGATAGTAGTCGAATCCACCACAGAACTGCAAATGATAATTTCGTTATCATAGGTAGTCAGTAGGGCTGATTTCTCCACCAAAAACACGTCACCGGGAACTGCGTCACGAGCATCTGACGACATTTCCGAAGTAACCACAATTGAAGTAGCTGTAGAACTGTAAGCAGTTCCATTTGCCATTGTCAAACGCAATGCTTTCAGTTCCTCTTCATACCAAGAAAACTCCGGATCGTCTGTGGATTCACTCCGCATTTTCGCCATCAAAGCGGTTAACGGCGCGGTTCCGTTTGGATTTCTCCATAGAATAGCCTCTCTAAAATTCTTTGGGCGTTCGTCCGTACCCCAATCACCTGAACCTCTCATTCCTGCAATAGCTGCCATTTTAAAATACTCCTAAAAAATTAAAAAAGAATTAATCGTCGTCACTTGCTAATTGTTCCCACTCAGAGGGCTGATTAACAACGCCACCCGCGCCAGATCCACCGCGACTTGGCGAAAAGGGCATTATTTTTTGGGTAGCTTGCGGTTGCGTCGGGGTTGCTACACTTCCCGAAGCTGTAGTAGTACTCGGTACGGCTTGTAAAGATGGCAGACCTAAAGCTTGTCTCGCCATATTACCTATTAAGATAGCCGCCTGGTCAGCTGGCGCATCTTTATTCACGGAGCGAAACAACTTCCCGCACTGAATAATAGCATCCTCGAATTGCGGATTATTCAGATCAGGATTCACCGAGTAGAATTGATTTCGCGCAGTCTGCTCTGCTGTAGAAGCAGCCGAAATGTTTGTCATAAGCGAAGGCAAGATTGACTGAATACCCGCCATTACATCTTTCGTTATTTGCATATGCAAATTAGCAGCCAATTTCGGAAGAACCAACTCCGGTTCTGTTTGGAAAGCGAGCGCCTCTTCTTCACTGAATGCGTAGGCTTTCTCCAATTCCCCGCGAAGGCGAGTTTCCTCTGCCGCCATGTCGATTTGGGGAGTAGGGGCTACAGGAACGGCCGGAGGAGTTGGAGTAGCTGTTGGGGCTGTTTCGACGGGCTGGGGCACTACCGGAGGGACCGCAGGCTCAACTGGTTTGCTTACTTCCGCCGGGGGTATTTCAGCCGCTTCCGTTTCAATAACAGGTTCGGCAGGGGTATCCTCCTCCGCCAACATATCCGCCCACTCGGCGGCATTCCCAGCAGAACCTTCGTCAAGGGGCGTTTCTATTGCCGCCGTCGTTTCCGGTAAACTTGGCGTCTCTGTTATCACTGGTTCGTTCTGCATTTGCTTTTTCCTTTTCAATATCTATATTTAAATTGTCAATCGTCACCATTCTTAAATCTTCCAGTGATAATCGACCTTCGAGTTGGCCTTTTTTATATTCAGCCATTCTTGCAAGTTCTTCTGTAGTACACACAGTGAAAAGAATCTCCCGCTGCATTTGATCTACCTGCTCTTGCAAAATCCTTTGTAGTAATCTATACCCGGCATGCTCTGCCAAGCTCTCCAGTAATTTTTTCTGATCTAAGGGACTCATCCTGTAGCCCCCATTCCGGGGATTTGCCCCGGCTCATTCTGATTGCCCATTTGGACAGCCTCCAAGGGAACCGAGTTCCCCGCTGCGATAGAATTCTGCATGGTATTATCAGGTAAAACCTGAATTCTAAATTGGTTAATATTCTTCAGCCCCGCTAATTGCGCCACAAAAGCAAATATTTTCGGCATATCGTATGCCCCCATAATCTGCGGAAGCTGCGCAACGCCCCCGAGAAGTTGCTGCCACAGGTTCGCTTGCGCATAACGATCTATCGGCATCGTTCCATCTACTGGAACAAAGTCATAGAAGCCCGCAATTTGATCTGGTGTTACGGTAATAAACTTCTCTCCCCACTGGGTCAAGTCCCCTACGATACGAAACTTCCGTTCCTCGTCGTACATTTGTTGCGAGACTTGCAGCATCTTCGTTGCCATCGGAGCAAAACCAGTCGCACTCATCCATTCGCAAACTGTCTTAATCCGATTCACCGCATTGGCTGTCGCACTTCGTACCTCAGTCGCCGTATGCCGAGATCCTTGCGTATTCCCCATCAGATTCTCATTGGCCCCGAGAAGTTTCTGCATCAAATCCGCAACGAAGCCCGAATCCTGTACATGCTGTCTTGTAACATCCACTGTCTGGAATTGCTTCACAAACTGATCTACAGGCTTTCCGTATGCCGCAGGTTTTAATCGGACAAGCCGCCCCGGATTCGGATCTTCCATATCCTCCATACTAATCATAGTCGGATCGACGAAGAACTGGTCATTCAATGTCTTACGGACATTGAAAAAATGGGAGTTGAAAAGCCAAGTTAACGTATCGTTCAGGGTCTTTGAAACTTCCAACACAGAACGGTTAAACAGTTCGTAACCGCCAATTTCATATTCAAGCCCGTCAAAAGGCCACTTGTTATGGAGAAGGCCGAGTGGCTGGCACCCGATAACGACAGATTCATTCGCAATAGTAAAGACCCACTTCTCCGCCCGATCCCCATTACCAAGTCCAAAGTCTCTCGGAATGATCTCCCAGTAGAATTCGTGAATATTGAGTCTGGTCGGATTCCCTTCAGAATCTTTCAGTATCGTTTGATCCAGCGAAGCGTCATTTGCCAAATTAGTTCTTGAAGAACCAATATCCCGGAAAGAGGATTCCTTATGGCTTTTCGCCGCAAGTTCCATGTTAAAATAAATTCCATTCCGCTCCCGTTGCTTCGCCGAACTCCACCCGATTTGGTCATACCGGATACAGAATTCGCCTTCTTGCATTCGCCAGAACGGAAGCCAAGGATCGTGGAAGAAATCTTGAGGGCGGATATTATAAAGCCGGGTTCCTACATAGCCACGAACGACCTGCTGCAGTGTTTCCATCTTTTCCGTGCCCGGAATATCCGCACCAAGAAACTTCCTGGCCACTGGAACCCGAGAACTTACCGCAATTTGCTCTTCATCCCAGTATTGCCCAATAACACCATGCCCATAGCGCAAAGGGTCAAGCAACCAGATATAAAGAACGGGAAGGTTATTGCCTGACATTATTTGATAATCCAGCAAAGCCTCTACCGCCTGCTCTGCCTGTTGACTCTCCCCGTGGCGCCCGGACATCTGCAAGATCGGGGTGCGGGAAAGAAACGTGGATGTAAGATACGTATGTAAGGTCAGCATCAAGGCGTAGGAATAAGGAACCTCGATCGTTGTGTATTGAGGTGTCCCGTCCACTTTTCGGGCAGTTGAACGCAGTCGGTCGTTGTCAGTCGCCGGCACATACGCCTTGAGCATATCTTCGTTCGTCTTCCACTTATCCGTTCTTTTACTGTGGCCAGACTGCGCAAGCTTTAACCGGTCTTTGAAAGCCGTTAAGACCTTGTTATGCAAAGCTGAACCAATGTCGAATCCGTAATTATTCATGGGCAATTTCTAAAAGTTAAAGCCTTTCGAGGCCTCTCGTACTCAACCGTGTATTCACCTTCAATCGTTTCCCCTAAACCCAGTTCTTTCGAAACGTCAAGGGCAATTGAAAGCGCATCTATTACGTCATCATGCCCCTTGTATGTCGGCGCATATTTATAATACTGTTCCAGCAACTTCTTATGCGTCTCGCGAACATACAGCAAACCGTAACCTGTCGCGGCACCTACTGTCTGAATTATCCTATCAGATTTTTGCCGCCTGTCCGCGTACTGGTGTACCGGAATAAACAAGCGCGTTCGCCGCATTTCATTTTCAAGTAAATGTGCCAAAACCCGCTGGTAACTCACAGACTCGGCCCAAATACCAAGAATCTGGTAGCGCCTCGCCCATTGCTGGATGGTGATAAATACAGCTTCCGGCATTTCGCCTTTTTCTGCTGTATAATCTACCACAAAAATCTTACTTCCCCAAAGCGCCGAAAGCATAACTACCTGGTCATCAGCACTTTTATTCGCACTTGACGCCGGATCTATCGTGATTATATACGTTGCGGCATCGGGTAGCACGTCCCAATACCTGATATTTTCAGGTACAAACGACGTTCCCCCTTTTGGAACGATCTCGCATTCCATCTCCCGCATCCAAAGCGCCAGTTGCCCCCGCTTAATGTGAGCAGCTTTATCGTTCTGGAGGGTTTTGGTACTGAACCGTTCGGGCCACCGAGACTCTCCATTTGAATCAAAGCAACCAAAGGTCAGAGAAAGCCACTGGGGATCTTTCGACGCAACGTCGCACAAGTCCCCCTGTGTAAGGGGGGTTTGTAAGTGAACCATCTTAGCGTGAGGGGCCTCGCTTTCCGGGGCAAGACTTTTCGCCAACGCGCCGAAGAACAGATCCGAGGTTTTCGCCAATTGCTCGGCGGTTCCCGTTGTTTCTTCATCATCCGCATCGTCGACAATAATCAGGTCAGGTCGATAGTCATCAATATTGAAACCCCTGACCTGCCCCGTAATCCCGACAGCAAAAACCCGTATCGGGTACTCGTCAACACCATGCACGATTTCGATGTCCGTACCCGTCCACTTGGCCCCCGGCCGCAAGCCATAAACATTCGCCCAGAGTTTATTGAATTCCACCGCGCGTTTAAGCCACTCGATAGATTTCGAGGCGTGATCTTGCGTTCGAGAGACGAAAAGAATTGTATGGGCGATTCCGTAGGCAATTTTCTTGCTCGCGTAAAGACGGAGTTTGGTTGTCTTTGCCCCGCCCCGAAAGACTTTAATAGAGACAAAGCGCTGGTCGGAATAAAGAGCTTCATCAATCTCCCGGTGGAATAAGGGAGTAGATTGCCGAACGGTCTTCGAGAAAAAGGTTCTCTCGTACAGCCCGTTGTCAACCGCGCAGAGCTTTACCAGTTCCGCAACGGATAGTTTAGAATCAGATAGGTTTTCTGACATCTTTATAAATGGGTTTGGTAATGGCGTTGGTCATTCCAGGCATTCTTCCCCAGAACGGTAACACCGAGCCACCGGATATACGCTCGGAGGTTGAAAACACTCAACCGGGAAAGTTTGAATAGGCGGCGAAGGAATCTCAAATTTGCTTCCGAAAAGCTAATAACCTTACCCTCGAAGTCGTGGTGAGTGCGGAAATAAAAGTCGTGTTCCCAACAAGCTTTAACATGCCAGTCGGAAACCCCGGAACAACCATCGCTTCTTGTATACGTGCGGATAAGCTGCCAATCCAACTCCGTGAAGTTATCCGGGTTAGTTGTGGATAAAGACGCTAAAAACCATTCCAGACTTTCCTCATATTCGCCAAACATTCCCCGTCTCCTTTTTGTCAGTTATTAAAAATATGCACTTTGAAATGCGAAGAACTCCGCATCGGGTTATCTACCAGCTGAACTTTCTCCGGGAAGATTGTATCCGAATCATACCACTTCACCACTTCCAGGGCCTCGTACCGCCACAGAGTGGGAGGGAAAAGCTTTTGCAACACCGGAAGGTAGAGTCTCCGCACCTGCCACCAGGCATCGGCGGTATGGCTGTATTTGATCTCAACGATGTTAATAATGCCTTTAATTCCGTCGATCAGAAGCCCGTCCGGTTGCGCCCAGCGAAAATCTTCTTGCCCCTCTTCCCGGAAGTGCAGCCAGGGGGAAGGCAAATAAAAATCTTCAAATTGTTCCAGCAAGTATTTCTGTACCTTTTTCTCGTACCGAATCCCCCTCGACTGCGCCGCAGACCTTTTTACCTTCCCCGAAAAGACCGGCGCCCGTAAGCTGAGCCGGGCACTTGCCGGGGGACAGAGAAGTTGACGAAAGTTCCGAGGGGGTGGACAATTCAATCTTCAACTACCTTTTCACTCGGTTCCGGAAGAGCCTTTACATTCTGCATTAACAGGCGCGCTTCGGCCAGCGGCCCAGAAGCCACCATTAGGTTAAATGTAGTGTTGTTGGTAGTGCTCGACTGGGAGGCTACTACCGCTGGTGTGCTTTTTGGCGCGAAACCGGAGCGGTGCAGCAATTTGTCTGTACAATCTAGGAGAAACTCCGGATCAGTGGCATTCTCCAGGCGTTCGGTCAGCCTATCCACGGCCATTTCTGCCGCCGTCTGCAGTTTATGCATCAACCCGATGTTGAGTTGCGCCAGATACTCCGAACGAGTATCCTCGGCCATTTCATTAAGGCGCTGGTTCAATCTCGCTTGGAAAGCATCACTGCGCTTGATTGTCGAAAGCCAGGCCTGTGTCACCCCGAAGAAAGCCGCGCAATCGCGATTCGGTCTGTGCGGGTTCGCAATAAGCCAGTTGATAATCTGCTCGTGTCGGGGAGACACTTTCGCAATCGTATTTATCTCTTTCTTTTCGCCGACGAGTTCAACTTCCCCTTCCGGGGCGGCGATGAACTCGGTAATTTTTTCGTCAAGGTTTTCCATTCTGAAATCCTGGGTTGGGTGGCTTGGGGGTATTATACGGCTTGTTGTCGGCGGGGGCAAGGGAATTATTTAATTCCGGGAGTAATTCCAAAATTTTGCGTAGTCCGGTGTTTTGCTTTCCTAGGGAGCTATACCCACTCAATGGGGTGGGAGGGGGGTATACGTAGCGGCAATGAATGGCATTTAAACGGCCGGAAATAGGGCGCCAATCTATTATCGTTTTAATTTGATACCGTCCTATCAAATCGGCGATTGAATGCCGCAAATCGCGTTCTATTTGAACCCGGAATTATTTTTTCATTAATCCCCCCAAAAAATTGACATCCTCCGCTTGATTTGGTACATTATCAATACGGGCGAATTGCCCGGAACGTCAAAAGGATTTTAAAAATGTATATTGTTTTGACATCAAACGGGCAAAACGGCTTGAATTGGGTTTGCACATTTAATGAACAGGAAGATGCGATTAAAATTGCGGCAGAGATTGAAATGACACTAAAACCAGAAGAAATTGTTTGCGTCGTTCCTTTGGTGTATTTCAAAGAAAAATAGATTTTATCCGAGCGGATTGTGATAGAATCCGCCGGGATGCAATCTTGCATCTTTTCAACCAAAAGGAAAATTATCATGACAGAAAAAACCGCATTTTTGAAAAAAATTACACCTTACGATAACGGCGGAATTCCCGGAAAGCTTTTGTTAATCTGGGGCGATGGAATCACCACAGAGATCGAATTAGAAAAAATCTCCGAACCGAATCGAACACACGCAACATGGCATGGTTTAAGCCAGCGTTTCGGCGATTCGGTTGCCGGTTGTTCAAAAGACCGCGCATTCGAATACGCCCGAACTCAAATTGAGGAAATGGACGAACACATGATCGACAACTGGAACCGTGTTGTCAATGCTAAAGACCGTGTATACATGCTAGGTGATGTGG